TTATTCACTCTCCTTTGGATATTTTGTTTTGATTGATTGCACATTTGTTTTCCATGCTTCTAATCCTTTTTCTGTAATAAATTCTATTTGCGAAGCTATACTTCCATATTCTTTTTGTCTGTTCGCTACAGCGATTGTATTGTTTTCTAAAGTTGTTGCTTGGGAAGATAATGCGTCTAGTTGTGCGTCTGTAGGTTTAGGTTTATCTGTTGCGTTCCACTCTTTGATGTAAACAACTCCATCACCATCATCTTGAAGTATTACTTCTTGAAAAAAATCTGGTGTTCTTTCTAAGTATGCTATAATTTTTTTATCTAATGTACTCATGTTATTATTTTAAAACCTCCAAAGTAACTGCCAGGATTAGTTCCATTAACTACATTTCTTGCACTACCATGATTGTGCTGTGCCCAAGCTTCAACATAATCTCCAGACCCTAAATCAACTGCTCCAGCAACATAGCCAGTTAGTGAACTAAAAGCTGGTTGACCTGTTTGAGTTGTTAATAAAAGTGAGCCATTTTTCTTAATTTGTGCCCAGATAAATTTATTATCGTCAAGTTCATCTACAACACACGCAAAATAAATAAAATATTTTCCAGCTTCTGTAGGAGTAAATCTATTACTTGCAAATTTACCATCAGTATCCCAAGTTTCAGTCTGCCAAGTTATTAATGTGCTAGTAGCATTGTTTATTGATTGAACTGCATTTTTAAATACATGAAAAGAAGGAGTATTATCACTACCACCTACAGTAGCAAAGGTACTATCTCCTCTTAGAAAAGTAGAAGATGAAGCTGTGCCACTTCCAAGTCTAGCTGTTGGTACTGTACCACTAGCAAGATTAGAAGCATTAAGAGGGTCAGTAGCAAGTTTAGAGTTTGCTATACTTCCTGAAAGCATATCATTTGTAACTGTACCTGTGTCTGGTGTTTGTGTAGCTACTGCTTTTCCTAGATAAGCAATCTCTACAATATCACTTGATACTAATGTTCCACCAAGAGTAATACGAGTAGAAGTTGTTAAAGATAAATTTGTGCTATCTTGTTTTACAAAATTGACCCATACTATAACATCACTTAAATTGCTGATTGCATGATCTAAATCCACATAGTTATTGGTACTTGATGTAATACGCTGTTTAGCTGTAGTTATAAATCCACTTTGTGGAGGAACACCTAAATATGCCATGTTATGCTACATCTGTTAATAGTGAAACAATTACATCAGCTGTGCCACTATCTTTTTTAACTTTTATTAATCCACCACTAGGTATTACTATTTTTCCCTGAACACACTCTAATGAGCTGCCAGTAGGTAGAGGTGCATTTTTAATTATGTATCTATCGTTAGAGCCATCATTAAGAACTGCGTCTACATTTATAGAAGTAGTACCTGTATTTGAAATAAGTAAACCAATAACAATTTGCTTATTACTTGTAGCGGAAACAATAGTAGTCAAATTATTATCAGCTAGTGTTGCGTCAGCTTGTGAAAAATTATTTGCCATATATTTCCTATCCTAATGCGATTGCAAAAGGAATACTATTATCCGTTGCTGCAATCGTTAATGTTTCATTACCACCATTATTATTTTCTGTAAACGTCACATTAGTTCCAGCTACTAACTTACCATTAAGATAACCAGCAGTAGTATCATTAGCAGATACTTTAGCTAAGAAATCTGTATCAGCAGATATAACTTGCCAAGAAGAACCATCATAATATTTTAATTGATTAGAAGTTGTATTGTAACATAAATCTCCAGCATCTAACGAAGAAGTTGGATCAGAAGAAGCTACTCTATATTGATTAGCAAAACTATTAACTGAAGATATATTAGAAGCTACAGTATTAATATTAGCTATAGAACCACTACAATTTGACATAGCAGTTACATTAGCTGAAGTACCTAAAGTATTCATTGCAGTAACATTGGCAGAAGAAGCTAAAATATTCATGTCATTAACAACATCAGTAGTCGCTAGAATATTCATGTCAGTTACTACATCAGAAGTTGCTAAAGTATTCATATCAGCCACTACATCATTAGTAGCTAAAATACTCATATCCTCTACTATTGCAGCAGTACCTAATATTCCCATGTCTGTTATAACAGCAGAAGTACCTAATAATCCCATAGCAGTTACAACAGAAGAAGTACCAAGCAATCCCATAGCAGTTACATTGGCACTTGTTGCCAAAGTATTCATATCACTTACAATATCTGAAGTAGCTAAAGTATTCATATCTGATATAACATCAGATACTCCTAATAATCCCATAGCTGACACATTTGCTGAAGTACCAAGTAATGCCATATCTTCTACTATTGCAGTAGTTCCTAATATTGCCATATCGGCTACAGCATCAGTAGTTCCTAATCTTCCTATTTCTGTAGATTTACCAGCTACAGCAGTTACATCTGCAGAAATTCCAGCTACTGTAGTTATGTTAGCGCTTATACCAGCACAAGTTGTTATGTTTGCAGCTATGCCAGAACAAGTAGTTATATCACTAGCTATTGCGGCAACAGCAGCAACATCAGTAATTGATTGACTAAATTCTAAAGCATTTCCAGATGAATTAACTGTAAGTATTTTATTTGCTACTAAATTAGGAAAAGTTAAATTATAGGTATTGGCTGTACTTGCAGCAGCTTTTGGGGAAAACTTTAAGTTATCCTCGTTTTGTTGCATCATAGCAACAATCTTATCTAATTCTGTATTAAGTGTTTCTACTGAAAATTGACCTGAAGCTGGAAAGTCAGTAGTCCTAGCAATAGGTAATTCTCTATAAATTGTATATATATCTCCATTAGTAGAGTTAGCTCCTAATGTAAGTGTACCACCACCAGTAGAACCAGCTCCTGATACAGAAAATTGATTTACATTTGCTGGGTTTGTACTGTAAGTTAAATTAGTATCAGTACCACTAGAAGTCTTAATTGCTTTAATATCTGTAACAGCAAAAAATTCAAAAGGTATAGTAAAACTAGCTTGTGTATTAGCAGCTGTGTACTGTATTCTTGGCGAAGTATCGTTAATTTGTATTGTCATTTATCTTAGACCTTTTTCAACATTGTCAAATAAGCTATCTAAATACCATACATTTTGAAAGGGAATTAGTCTACGCACATTCTTGGCTGTATAATGATTATGCGTACCTTTACCCCAATCAAACATAATATCAGTAATATTAGCAAACTGAGAAGAACTTGGACCTAATAATCCAAATCCACTCATTACATTTTTAGTTGTATAACTACTATAAGGTTTACCAGCTCCTAACATTGGTCTTAATCCTATTTTATTATTTCCCATTCTTTCTACAACATTATTAATATCTGAGTATATTCCACCTAATCCACTTCTATCAAAAGCATTAACTATTTTTTCTCCAAATGGTTTTTTACTATAACTTCTATCAAATGCTTGTGTACGAATTGCATCTACCATAGCACCAGCTCCCATCAACATTAGTGAACCAGAAAGGAAAGATAAGTCTCTTTCTTGCATACCTCTTAATAACATTCTTTGAGTTGCAGCCATTGCAAATTTTTTAAATTGCACAAGCACACCTCCCATTTCAGTGTTAAACCATAAAGGAATATCTCCTTTGCCTGGAGTAACAATAGTAATATTAATATCTTTACCTAAAGCACTATGAAATAAATCTGCTGTAGCTCTTGCTTCATCATCCCAAAATTCTGTATTAGCTATTCGTGTATATTTCCATTCAGCTTTATTTGCATCAGGACCTAAACCATGTTTTTGATATTGCTGATAAATTTTTCTAGCAGCAATTTCATCTATACCAGCATTTAATAATTTAGCTTTTTGTGTTTTAGTAATTGTTCCATTTACCCATTTACCTGATTCTTCAATTAACCGAGTACCATTAACTGCACTTGCCCAACTTTTCATTAAAGTATTCCAAGGGTTCATTGCATTTACATAAGTAAAATAAACATTAGCCATACTGCTAGTGCCTTTTTCAAATTTATTAAATACACCAAAAGCATTTTCTAAATCATACATTGACATAGCTCTAGAACCTAAAACCATATCAAGAGCTTCTCCTGATAAGTATGCTTGTTGTTTAGATAATTTAGCTAATTCAGTTCCTAATGAATTTGTAAATAAATCCCATGAAGTTCTAAACCCTCTATTAATTCCTGAAGTCATAGCTATTCTTGCAACATCTGGTACTGCTGCCATAAACCCAGTAAGCATAGTCATTGAATTATATAATTTAGCTACTCGTACTCCACGACTAAATGCTCTTTGTGGATTTTCAGGTAAACCATAAGTACCTCTAATTAAATCTCTAGCAGCTTCTAAATCTTCAATAACTTGATCTCTTTCTTTTTCTAATTTCTTTTTTTTATCTTTTGTAGCTAATTTAATTTTACTATTATATTCATCTGTTATTTGTTTTAATCCTTGATTTAATCCTGAGTTATTACTCCAACGATACCCACTCATCATTGGGTCGCCAAATACTTTAGTTAATTCAATATCAGGAGCAATAGAATTAAAATATAATCTTTGCAGTATAAACATATCAGTTTCTACAAAACCTTTTTCTGCTAATATAACTTCATCTTCAGGTCTTAATCGTAATTCTCTAGTTCTAAAATTTCTAGCAACTGTAAGAGGATTAGCAGATTTAGTTTGATCAAATCTTACAAATGGTTGTGCTTGTTTTACTGATTCAATTAATTCTTCAATAGCTTCATCAGTCATAGTAGGATTTTTTGCTTTAATCATTGGAGTAACTAAAGATTTAAATTCATCAAATCTTGATTCTATTTGATCTCTTAACCATACACGATTAACATAATTTTTTGCTAAAGAACCATTGTCTTTCATGTACGCATATTTTTCTTCTAATTTAGCTAATTGTTTTTCTAATCCTATTTTATTTTTTCCAGTAGCTTTTTTTATTTGAGCTTTCATAATTTGTATTTGTCTTTCCATATACATAAGAGGAATACCAAGCTCATCATATTCTTCTCCCATTTTGTAAACATATTTTTGTGTTATTTCTGTTGCTTTTATAACTTCATCTATTTCTGCATCAGGATGTTGTTGACCTATTCTTCTTTTCCATATCGCAGTTTTAAAATCTCTAAAACTCATTACAATATTTTCTTCACTTTTAACTATGTTTAACCCTACTCTACTTCCAAACAATGGAACTTTTTTTCCAATTCTTTGTAAGTAACTTCTATATAAATCTTCTATTTCTTTTTCAGCAGAAAATACATTATATTTTCTTTTAGCTATTGTTCTTTCAATAGATTGAGAAGTAGCAATATCTTTAAAATTTTTATTTTGTAGTAAAGGTATTTCTAAAATTTTTTCTATTGCTTCTTTTGCTGTTAATGAAGCTGACTTTAATGTTCTAAATATTGGAGTGTATGGACCTTTTTCTCCAAGCCATCCAAAACCAGTATTATATATTTCTTCTAAACGAGATAGTTCTTCATCAGTATAAACTTTATTTACTTGTGCAGCTCCTACTCCAGTATCTTTAAATGAAGCACTACTAGCATCATCTATATCATCCATAATATCTGCTTTTTTATCAAACTTATTAAATGTTGATTTTGTTTTAGCAGAATTTAATCCACCAAAAACAAATGGTAATACAAACCCAGCTCCAGTTATTATTGTACTTTCTGATAGTGTTCTTTTAGGAGATACCATTCTTTTTAATTGTTCTTCTCCAGCAATTGCTCCACCAAGTTTAGCTGTTGTTGCTAATCTACCACCAGTAATTAATCCTCTACCTACTTTAGTAAATAATAATAAACTAGAAGGGTCAGTAAGACCTCCTAGTATTCTACCTACAATAGCAGCTGGAACATTAGAATACATTTCTTGATTTGTTTTCATTTCTTCTAATAATCTTTGTGTTTCTTCTTTACTTCTTGAGTGCATAAAATTACCCATTTGATCTTGATAGGGTAATAAATTCATATCATTATAAGGATTATAAGTTACATCATCAGCAAAATTTTCTTTTTCAGAAAGAGCTTTAGTTATGGTTAATGTTAATAAATTTTCATCAAGAAAATTACCTGATAAACTTTTAGCTGTATTTTTAACTGTACCAGTAAAGTCAGAAAAAAAAGCTCCTAAATTTTGATAACCAGCTTCATCATAACTAGATATATCAACAGGACTTAATCTTGGTCCAGTGTAGTTATAAATATAATCTCCCACTATTAAGCCATAGGATAAGGATTTTCATTTTCAGGAAATTCTACATCAACTTGTATATCTCTACCATCTGCCCATAGTTTAATAAACTGGGCATTTTTTTCTAATCTACTATAAATACCTCCAGCTCCTCTTTGTTTATATGCTTCAGCATCTATAAACATTTGACCTAATACAGTTTCAGGATTAGCTACTCCCCATTCTCCTAAATATTTTGTATCTTTAGTTTCTCTATATAAATTTAAATATTTATAAAACTTACTATTAGGTCCAGCAAAACTTCTTTTGCCATCTCCAGTTTGATACATCATATCTGTTAAAGCCATGCGTAAAAAACCATTACCTCTACCCATTAATTCTTTTCCATAATGTTTAATAACTCTATCGTTAGCAGCTTTAACTCCTACATCTAAAACTAAATCAACAGAATCTTTCATATTAATAGATTCTTCTCCACTTCTTATTTTTTCAATATCATATCCTTTAGCTGTTAATGCATTAATTAATTCTGTATGTGGAACTATACCATCATCTGTTTTAACATCTAAAGCTAACCCATGTCCTATAGTTTGAACACCAGAAGTATCTAAATATACTTTTGCTTCAAATCCTTCATTTTTTGCAATTACATCAAAAAGAGGATTTTCACTTCTTATTACATCTCCATTATCATTCATAACTAAATTTCCTTTCAAATATTGACCAGCTATATTTCTTTCTTTATCAGCCATAGCTCTTTCTAAAGCTATTTGTTGTCCAATTCTTTCTTGTAAAATTCTTTGTCTATCAGATATTGTAAATTTTTGTTCTCCAAATATCCATTCTCCAATTTCTTTTAATCCAGTTTCTCCAAAAACATAACTTCTTGCAGCTATATTAGCAATAAAATCTGAATTTTGTTTACTTAATCCAGTTTTCATTAAAAAATTAGAACCAAATCTAGTTCCTCTTTCTACTTCTTGTTCATTAGCAGCACCTAAAGATAATTGACTATATCTTTGTAATGGTTTTTCAGGAATAAAAGAAGCATCAGGATTTAAAGGATTTGGTATAGAACTAAAAATACCATCTCTTTCTAAATCCATACTAATATTATAACTAGGTTGTCCTGGCTTACTTCGTTTATTATAATCTAATTTAATATGACCATTCTCTAACATTTGAAATAAATTAACACTTGATAATTTTTCATCAGTTATATTTAATGCTAATTTTTCTGCATCAGACATAGAGCTTAATCTTTTTTGTATAGTATATACAGTATCAGTATCTATATCATCTTGTGATAAACCCATTTTTCCATATGTAGTATAAACTGGGTATCTAGTAATTTCTAATTGTTTAGTCATTCCCATATCCTTCTTGACCTAATCTTTTTATTGCATATTGAATAGCTTTAACACCTTGTTGCCCAGCTTCATTTCCATCTTTAAACCAATTACCAATATCAAAAAAACCAGTAGCTTCAAATTTAGATGGTACAATTTCAGTAAGTTTAGGATTAAATGCAATTAAATATTCATATACATATTCATTAAATACTTCTTTTATTTCTGTATTTTGTAATAAAAATTGTGCATCTTTAATATCTTGTGGTACTAATTCTAATTTTGATGAACCAGTCATAAATCTAAATACTTCTTCTGCTACAAATTCTGTTTCTAATATTTGTGCAAAATCTAATCCTTTAGTTTCCATAATAGTGACAAGACGAGCTTTTTTTTCATCATAATCAGTTGCATCAGGATTAATAATAGATAGATATTTATCAGCATAAAATTTTAAATCTATATTATCTGGCTTATTACTTACATCATTCCAAAATATTTCTAGAGCATCTTGTGTTATAGTATCCATTAAATTTACTGAACTACCAAAACGAGTTGTTAATTGATTATTTATTTCTGCTAATTTATATAATTGATTAACATCTGATAAATCATTTGTATTTATTCTTGTTGCAGTATTCATCATATTTTTTAATTGAGGATGTATAATTCCTTCTGCACTTGCTAAGTTAATAGCTGCTTGAAAAGAAGCTGATAAATTATCTATAACTACTGGTCCATCTCCAGCTTCCATAACAATAGTATTAATATTAAAAGCATTAGGATTAAATATACCATTTGATTGTGGATCTATTTGTTTCATATAACCAACCATTTTAGAATTAATTATATTTAATTTTATTTGTGATAATTTTTCACTAGTTACATTAATACCCATAGTATTTAATTGCATACTAATACTTCCAACAGTTGTATCAAAACTATCATTTAATTTAATTGCTTCTCTAGTTATTTGTCCTTCAATATAAGCATTATTTAAAACAGATAATTGTTCTGCACTAGCTCCATAAAAATTTTCTTGTATATAAGAATTATATTCTTCCATACTCCAATCAGTTCTTGCATCATTTAAAGCTCCTACATCATAATTACTACTACTACTAACTGCTAATTTTATATTAGCTGATTCTATATTAGTTAATGTATCTTCTGCTTGTTTAAATTCATTTCCATATTTAGTTGCCCAATCTAATCTAGCTTCTTTAATTTTTTGTCTTTCTTCTTGTGTAGTATCTCTAAATACAAATGGACCATCACTATCTCCACCATCAGGTTCAAATAAATAATTTTCTGCTTTTTCTCCTATTAAAGCTAATGCTTTATCTACAGCTCCAATAGATGACCAACCAGTTACTTTACTTCCAATAAAACCTTCTTTTTCTAAAGCAATAGCTTGATCTAATAATTGTTTATCATCAGCTATAACTCTACTTTGTTCAAATCCTATTTTTAATTTACGCATGTATTCTTCAGGAGAATCCATTTGTGAAATAAAACTAGGGTCTAAACTATTATATAATTTAGTATAAGAAGTAACTAATTCAGAAATTCTAGGTAAAATATTTTCTCCAAACAATGTAGTAAAGTTAGGATATAAACCTTTAAAGTCATCTTTACTTTCAACTAACTTTCTTTCATAATCTAATAAATTATCACTAGCATTTGTATTTAATATTAAATCATTCATATCAGCTATTTCACTAGATGAACTTTCATTAAATAATGTAACAGCTTGTATTTGTTTTTTCTTAATACTTTTTAAAGAAATACCATTAAAATTTTGAGCTGACATCATACCAGCATAACTTTTAGCCCATGATTTAAATTTATCAGGAGCTTCAGATAAAGAAGTTTCTATATAACTAGATGATTGAGCCATATAGTCAGTAGGACTATCAGGATTTTCTCTCGCAAATTTACTTAAACTTTGATAAGTTTTTAATTTAAAATCATTTTTCCAATTTTCTTCTTCTACTACAGCTTGTCTTTTAGCAAAACCATCAATAGTTTTTGCAATAGCATCAGCAGCATAAGCAAAACCATCTCCAGTTTGTCCTTTAACAACACCCATTCTATTAGCTAATGATGATGGTGTAGTATAAACTTTTCTTTCTCCTACTTTAAGAACCATTATTCCCCACTTCCATATGCTTGTTCATAATCAACAGCAAAAGATTTTTTAGAAGGTGTTTTATTCCATTTGTAATCTGCATAACCACTTGTTAATCCAGTTATAATAGAAGTATATCCACCAAACACAGCTGCTTTTAATGCAACATCATTTTCAAACATTTGATCTCTATATTTTTGTTGAACACTTAATCCCATTAATTTTATATTTTTAATATCTTTAGCTCCTTTAATTCTAGCTTGTTGATTTATATTAAGAAAACTTCTACTATCATCATAGTAACCAGCACCAGCTTGGAAAGCTATATTGTTTGCTAATGTTTGATTTAACATATCTCGTCTAAGATTTTCTTGTTCAATAGCTTCTATTTGAGCCATCTTTGATTCTCTTTCATAACGAGTTCTTTCTCTAGCATTTGCTGCTTTTTGATATTGTATTTGTTGATATGTTCCAGCAGCACTAACTACTGTACTTGCCATCATCATTGTTGCTGCACTTACACCCATATTATCCTACACAAACTGCAATTCTATTGCCATCGCCAATACCTTTAATGGTAAAGGGTCGTTTTGTGATACAGTAATTGTTGGATTTTTACTATACCCTAAAAAGTTAAATTCTTTTTTTCCAGTTACTGCTACCATATCACTACCTATTGTAAAATTTAAAGGGGTAATTAATAATTCATATGCGCTATTATTAGCAGCTTTTACATTTACATCCAATGCACTATTTACATCAAGAATACATCTAGTAATTCTTCGTGGTTGACCAGTCAAAGGACCACTATCTATTTCTTTATCAATAGGCATAGTTTCTAATATAGGAGTATAATTAAATCCTACTTTTACTCCAGTAGCTCTAGGAGAAACAGAACTAGCATTAAGTGTTATTCTATTATTTGCATCTATTGTATATGTTCCTAAAGAAGAATTACCAAATACTGCATTAACACTAATTTGCCCATAGATAGCATTAACAGTATGAATATATCCATCTACTATAGTTATTACTGCATTATCTGAAGGAACTGCTGCTAAATTTTGATCTAAAGTTAAAGTATGTCCACTTGAAGTAGTTGTAACTGCTGTAATAGTATATTTTGTAGTATTACCAGCAATAGTAAATGTTTCTAAAACTTGTGGAGCAGTTGTAAATCCATCAACAATTAAAAACTTTTGATTAGTTGCTTGACTTGCTCCATTAACTTTTGGACTACCTTTTTGATAAACAACAGAAGAAGTTTGACAATCAAGTGTTGTACTATCATCATCAGCAAATTTTTCTAAAGCATAAGTAGTTGTGCCATTAATTTGTCTTTTAGATACTACAAATAAATTAGAATTGGCAGCTGTCATACTATGAAAAAAATCTCCTGATCTTGTTTCATACATTGTCCATCCAGCTATTTTTTCATTTCTTATACTATGAAAGACTGCTATCTTACCATTACTTACTGAACCACTATTAACAAAAAAAGCAAACTGTTCTGGTCTTGTATCATTACCAGTTATCATAGCTATTTGTTTAGGATTATCAATTAATTGAGAAGATAATACTGAAATAGATTCTGAAGAATAAGCTGCTTGACTATCTGAATATAAATATTCTCTAACTGATTTACCATTCTTTTGAGAAAATACAGTAGCTCCATCAAATATAGTTGGATTAGCTCTACTACATCCATAAGGTGTTTGTCGTCTAAAAGCTATATTACTAGGAGTAATAGCGGCTGTATCAGAAGCAGAAGGAGAATAATACTCTCCACCATCTGTAAATATTAATAAATTTCTAGAACTAATAAGATGTCGCACTTCATTAACTCTATCTCCAGCAATAGCTACATTAATACTTTCATTAGCTAAACCAGTACCTAAAGCAAAATTAAAATATCCTCCTATTTGACTAGCAATAACACTTGATGGTTTATTTTTAATACCACCAAACCATAATCTATTATCATGAAAAGTAACTGCTTGAGGAAATCCTTGAATAGCAGATATTAATTGTTCTTCCCAATCTACATGAGGACCAACAGAAACAGTATCTTCTAATACAGTTACAGTTAATACAGTAGCACTGGTATATCCAGTAACATAAACTTGTTTTGCATTTACTGTTAAATATGTACCAACATAAGCATTAGTAAAAGAATTAGCACTAGCAGTTAATGTTCTTCCAGTTCCAGTTGCATGAGATGATAAAGTTACAGTAGTTGTACTAGTAGCATATTTATAAAATGGTTGAGTGGTTTTATTAATACTGTTTACAGTAACAGTATCATCATCCTCAAAAGCAAATAAACTTACAGTAAAATTAGTAGCTGAAGTTCTTTTAATTTCTATAATAGGATTATCTCTATGTGTTATAAATACAGTATCGCCAAACTGAGCATAATTTAATTCAAATAACTGTGCAGTAGTCCAATTACAATTAGAAGTTATATTTGTTTGTACATCAGCTCCATCACTATCTACAACATCTAATCTATTATTTGATAATGCAAATATTGCTACTTCATCATTAGAAAATATAAAAGGAATTATTCTTGTTTCTCTTGTACTAAAAGTATTTTTATACTCAGTGCCAGGTCTACGCATAACTCCACCTTCATCTAAAAGATACCAATTACGACATTGTTTAGCTCCATCAAAATATGCTTTGGCATCTGTACGAGCTGCTAAAAGAGGGTTAAGTTCTCCTGAAGAAAAATTAGTTAATACTGTTCTTAATTGTCTAGCCATTTAATCCAAAACCACTTGATCTAGTTGATCTTCTTTCTTCAATAAATCTGCTAGTAGCAAGTTGTTTAGATGTTGTTTCTTGTGAAGCTATATTTTTAGCTCTCATAAATTGTCTTTCAGATAAATCATCAAATTGTTTAATCATACCAGCATCTCTTGCAACAGCTCCAGCATAGATTGAAGCTAGTTTATATTCTAAGGCAAGACGAAAATAGGGAGGAAAATTACTTTCGTCTTGTCTAAAAATATAATCCATAATTACAGTTGAGTTAGAACCATAACCATTTAAATAAATCATATCTTCATATCGTGAATAAGGCAAAACAACATCATTACAAGTAACTGTACATATTTCTAAAACTTGTGGATTTGTTGGAATTTGATATGCATATTCATATCTACCAGCTGGAGTTGCTGTTAATAAAGATAATTGTTTTTGCCCAGTAGCAAATCTCCATCTAGTTCTAGTTAAACTAGCTTCTACAATTTCTTCATAAATATTATTTGTTACTAATCCTTCTGTACTGTCATCTGTAAATGACGAAATCGGTTGCGCACCGATCATAATTAAAGCTCTTGCTGCTATATCTACTTTTGTTACTGCCATATTTTAATTGTTTTATGATGGGGGAAAATTCCCCCACCAAATTAATATCAGTTACGCAAGTGCTACAGTTGTTACAGTTGTTGCTCCAGTTGCTGAAGTAACAGTGATAACATCCATTTCATGCGTTCCACCTACACCAATAGAACAAAGGATTACATCTCCAATGCTTAATTCTTGGTATGATAGATTAAAGTAACCAGAAGCAACTACTGTTGATTTGGCATCTCCGTCAGTATAATACCAGAGAGAATTTTCATCTCCTGATTGGGAGATTTTTTTAATTGGGTTTGCTAATGCATATGCCATAATAATATTTCTCCTTTCTTATTCTGTACAGAGCTGTACTCTAGCTCCATCGCCATCAATTAAAACTGAACCCATGCTTAACATAGAAGTAACAAGGTGTGCTACTTTTTCAGGAATGTAATTCAATTCAGTTCTCACATCAGTACCAACACCTAAACCACAAGATGACTTATGCCATGCTAGAGTTTTTCTGTCGTTACCAGTTTTAGTTAAACCAGAGTGAGTAAAGATTAAGAATCCCATCCATCTTTTAGCAGTTTGTTCGCCACTTAAGAATGGAAGATCAGCTGGACCAACATAGTCTTGATTAGCAAATTGATTAACTGCTAATAGTTCACCATATTGGGTTGGGCCTAATGCCCAGTATCTTTGGTTGTCATCAGGAACATCATTGTTTCCGAAAACAGTTTGCATGTTTTGAGCTTTAATCAAAGTCATGCCAGTTGCAGAAGCTGTACCACCAAATGAAACATTTGCCGCTATAGAAGTTGCAGCAGTAATAATATCAATAATAATTGAATCAGTCTTTCTACCTAATGCATAAGCTGCATTTTTAGCAAGAATCCCTCTTTCATCGATATTAGTTTTAAGCTCATCCAGTTTATCAACATAATCAGCTGCATAAAAGTCGCTTAAAGAAGCAGACACATTACTGTGTGCGCTGTTCATAGCTACTACTTCAGCATGTCTTGCTTTTGTAGTTGCAGAACCTTTAGCTAGTTTTTGAAAAGTAACTGTTGAACCAGTAACTCCATTAACATTTCTAACTAAATTCTTCATTTTTGACCCCATGCGTTGATATGCCATGTGGACTTCAGCTTCAAATTGCGTAATAAATGCGTTAGTAATTGAACTAGCCATTATATTATCCTTTCAATTTAAAGTTTGTTTCGCTTGTCTTTTATGTATTCCTTGTGTTGTCCATAGATATCATAGGCACAAATACCCACAAAAAAGGGCTTGTGTATTCTATCTCATAAAATTTATTTTAATTCAACGCACATTCTTAAGTTTTTTAACTAATATTTTTAAAAGTATAGGGTTTTCTTTAAGTGTTGCTACTAAACCATTAGAAAGTGCATTGATAACTACTTCTTCTTTATTTTCTTCATCTAAAGGTTGTCCTGATTGTGTTAAATTATAATAGTATGCTATTGCATGAAGTACCTCATGTATTAAAGTACATGAATAATCTAAATTAGATAAATCCTCCTGAATCGTAATAGAATTTTTCCTATGGTCAAATTCGCCATATGAATCAGAAGGTTTAGAAAATGTTGCTTTATCTTTTTCTACAAGAACATCTTGATAACTTATTTTAAGATTAAAGTTTTGCTGGAGTAGTTCCGTATTTTTTTTCATATAAAGCTGTAACTCTATTTACATATGCTGGGTCTCTCCTAGTATCATCCCAATAACGAGCATCTCTCATCATAGATCGTAAATCATCTTCACTAGCATTTACATCAATAGCAGTATCAGAACTAGGAATAGAAGAATCTTTTGTTAATCCCATTATTTCTTCTAAAACCTTAACATTATCAGCACTTGTTGCAATGTTTGAAACAGATTGATATGCAGTTTCAGAAAGATTTTTCTTTGCCCATAAATCAACAGCTTCTATTCTAGCTTTACCATTATCGCCTAATTCAGCTATTTGATCTTCTTGACTAGGTATATCAGCTACAGCATTATCTACAAATGCTTTAATTCCATCATTAAAATCATCTTGTGATAAACCTTTTGATTTAGAAAATTCTTGCCACCATTGAACCATAGGTACATCAGGACTTAAATTAACATCTACATTTTCAGGAAGTTCAGGAGTAGGAAGTTCATATGATTCAGGTACTTTACCTAATCTTTCCTTTTCATAATCTTCACGAATAGATTTTGTTAATTCTTCTGTTCGTTGTCCTAGTTTAGATTCTAATGCTTTATAAGAAGAACCTAATGCTTCAATATTAACTTCTCCTCTATCAGTATCCCAAAATTTTTCTGATATATATTCTGGTCTACTTGCTTGTTCTTGTTGTTGTTCTTGTGGTTGCCCATTATCTTCAGCCATTGTTTTCTTTTCCTTTGTTTATTCTGTTTTGTATTATTGCATATAAAAATTTTGAACCTTCCATATGAAATAATTGATTGGTTTCTATATTTGGACCACTTACTGAATCTACAGTAATTGATTTTAAATGTGTTAAAACTTCCTTACCAGCATCAGTAGAAAAAACAGAAGCATATAATTTATTAATTCTATTTTCTTCAACCGAAATTTCTTTTGGTTTTTTTTTATCCTTGAGGCTGTTCCAACTCATTTGCACCCATACTACCTTGTTGAGCCATGTTTTGCAACTGATTTGCTAATTCTTGTTGTTCAGCTGCATCTCTAATTAATTTTTCAGGTAAGTTCATTTTTTCAGCTAAATACTTAGCTACTTCATCTTGTTTAACTATCATGTTCAACATTTGTGGACCAAATGTCATAGCAATAATTTCATTAAATCTACTTACATCTGCTACATCTTGTTGATGTTGTGCTTTAGCTAATGGAGAACGAGGTACTACTTTTACTTCTTTTCCATCTACACTAGGAATATCTATTCTACCTTGTTTAGATAATATTCTAATTACTCTACGAAGTAATGGAGTTACAAACTCAGACTGTAATCTACCAAATGAAGAACCTATTTGTCTTGATAGGTCTGCCATTCTTTCTGCAACTTCTGTAGCTGACATTGGTGTACCTTCTGGTCTACCTAAAGTTTCCATGTATAGAGCTTTTTTAATATTTGTTCTCATGTCAGATAATATTAATTGAGCTACATTAAAATCTCCAGCTCCATTTAAAGGAACTAAACCTCTACTGCCTGGCGATACTGGAATTAGACTACCGGGAACAAGTTGAATATTATCAGGATTAATTACACCATCATCTTCAAAAGTATAAATACCACTAATTGACATTTGTGCATTTTGTAAAATCATTTCTACAGTTAAGTTAGTAGTTTTAATTGCAGCCATTGCATTAAAGATTGGTCCTCTACCATAAACTTCACCACTTGCTTTGTTCCATCTAAATACTAAATATGGATTAGAAGCATTACCTTTTAATTCTTTTTCTTCTATCATTATTTTTTCTTTAGGAAGTACAACACAGTATTTATATTTTTCTACATTAGGCTCATCATACAAACGCATAACACCTTCAACAACAGTACATTTTGTTTTTGTATGTCTAACCTTATTCATTATTTCAAAAGGTATATTTCCTTTAGGATAGATTGATTGTAAATCTTCATAATCAACATATCGTGTTCTATAAATTTGATCTATTCTATTATCTGGTCCTGAGTTTAAAGTTATGCGTGGTAAAGGTATTGCATTAAATTTAATTGGATTAATTGCATCTCCTTCTTCTACTAATAAACATCCAGTACCTACAGCTAAGTCCATAAAACATTCATGTACTTCTGTATTAAAATTACTATTTTGTAATACTTCAAATACATAACCAGTTATTGCATCTAACTGTTCATTTATTTGTGGTTTTAAATCATCTGGTATTTCAGTTCCAGCTTCAAAATCTGCCCATCTTGCAAAAGTAGGTGTCATACCAGCTTGTAATCTACTAGCAAATTCTTGTATTCCTACTACTGCTGTTTCATCAAATATTTTATCAGTTCTTCTTTCGCCTGGTGTTTCTTCATAAAAAGATTCTCTTTGAGGTAAACAATATTCATATGCTTCTTCAAATTTATCTTTCCAATAATCTTTTATTCCTTCTGCTTTTTTAAATCTTTTCAAAAAAGTAGCTACACTATTTGCAGTATCTCCAACATTAGGAGTTATATCAGGCATTTCATAAGACATTAAACCATACTCCCAGTAATTGTTTGACTAGTTTTTTTAAATAATGATCTAGCACTAGCTAATTGATCATCTCCTTGACCAGCTTTTTTCTTTTTAAATTTAGTTGTAGTAGAAATTTCTTTTTCTTCTGTATTTGCATCTATTACTTGATCTTGATTAGATACAACATTATCAGTTGTTTGATTAATTTTTTGAGATGATTGTATTCCTGAACTAGACATAGTTGAATAAAATTTTTTTAAATAATTATCATAAGTATTGCCAGGTCTATTAGTATATGCAAAAGCAGTACCAGCTAAAGGCATCCCCATTATAGCCATTCCACCTAAAAAAAGACTTTTTGTTCTTTTTTGTGATTCAAACATTGGCTCTGATATTTGTATAGAAGTCATAATACCAGTAGGGTCGCCTGAACCCATAGCTGAATTTGATTGTCCATATTTTAATTTTTGACTTTTTGTATCACCTATTACTGATCGACTTATACTTGGGTCGCCTTGAGCATATAACTTTTCTCCTTCTGCTTTACTTATTCTAACAAATTCACCTCCAACTTTTTTAAAATAATTTCCTACTTTAACTTTTTTTTGTGATACTAAATAATCATCAGTAGCTTTAGAAGCTTCAGAACCATAAAAATCTTGGTCTTTTCCTTTTAAATTATTTGCTTTATTACCTTGACCAATACCTAATACTTTTTTAACTTGTTGTGTTCCCTGATTTGATTGATTATTAGACCTATCTCCAGCACCAGCTCTTGAGTTAGTTCCTTTATTTGAACCCATTAATTCATTTCTCCTTCAGAATAAAAACCAGCACCACCAGCTTTAGTAAATAAAGAACGACTACCAACAAGCCCTCTTTCCCTTCTTCTTTTTTGTCTTTTTTCTTCTGCTTTTTTCTTAGCTAATTCTTTTTCTTCAGCTTCTCTTTTCTCTTTCATCTGTTTTTCTAATTCAGGATCAGGAGGAGGTGGCTTTGGAGCTCTAAATATTCCCATAATTATAACTCTATTTCATAGAATTTTTGTTTTTTCAACGCACAAAAGAGTTGATATGGTGTAAATATCCAAAAATATGTCATACCTAACAATCTTTGCACATAACTAACACATGAATGTTCTTTAATCCAAGAACTAAATAATCTTGGTAATCCTAACTTTACATCTTCTCTCATAGTTCCTTTTAAAACTTTTCCTTTAACTTTTTTAATAAATCTAAAAATAGTATCAACATCTTTACCTTCTAATATCTCCACATTATACTTACCATAAATAAATTCTTGCATAATCCATATATCTTTTTCAACACAGTAGCCAATAGCTCCACAATGTTTGTATCCTTTTTTAAAAAAACGAATAGACTTATTGTGTCCA